TATCGAAAATCCTCGTCCTCGGTACGCAAGACACGCTTGCGGATGTTGACATGCAGGATGGGCTCGATGCGCTGAACTCGATGCTTGACTCATGGTGGAACGAGTCGCTGGCGGTCTATTCCATCCGTCAAGAGAATTTCCCGATTACAGCCAACGTCGCCAGCTACACCGTAGGGCCAGCGGCGACATGGAATACCACGCGCCCGACGCGCATCTTGAATGCGTTTGCGCGCTACCAGGGCGTTGACTACCCGGTAACGCCGATCGATCGGCTCCAATACGACCCGATCCCCTACAAGACAACGGGCGGCATCCCGCTCGTGTTGTTCTACGACCGCGCCTATCCGCAGGGGACGGTGACGCTCTACCCGGTGCCGAATCTGGCGATGACGCTGTATTTCGACAGCTATCTGCAAATCCAGTCGTTTGCGGACAAGGATGCGTCCATCAGCTTGCCTCCTGGATACGCGCGGGCGTTGATCTTCAACCTGGCGTGCGAGATCGCTCCGGACTACAACAAGGAGCCGGGCCCGTCATTGCTGAAATCGGCGGCGGAGTCGAAGGGCATTCTGAAGCGCAACAATCGTCAGGACGTGACGATGAAGTTCGACTACGCGCTTCTGTATGGCTCGCTAGCCTACAACGTCTATTCGGACACGTACCGATGAGTGCTCCGGTGCAACTCTTTGGGCTCGGGCTGCAAGGCAAATCGCCGAACGTAACCGCCCAGAAACGCATCAACTTGTATGCGGAGATCGCATTCGAGCAGGACAAGTCCCGCGTTGCGTATTTCCAGCTTCCCGGGACGACGGCGTTCACGTCGCTGGGCTCGCGGCCGATCCGCGGGCTCCACGTTCCGAAGGTCTCAGACTACATGTACGCGGTGGAGTCGGACGGCTTCTATCAGATCGATGCGACTGGCGCGGCGGTGCTGAAGGGCACACTGCCAACGATCGGAGGGCATGTTTCCATGGAGTCGGACGGGACGCGCATCCTGCTGGTGGATGGCGTGACCGGGTATTACTACAACATGGATACGGACGTTTTCACCACGACAGCGTCGGCGAACTTCCCCTATGGCGCAAAGACTGTCGGATTTCTCTCAGGACGCATGGTATGCGAAGACCCAACTGTTCCGGGACAGTTTCGATGGTCCGATCTGTACGCGGACACATGGTCAGCGCTTAACTTTGCCAAGGCTGAGGCGTCTCATGACGGGCTGTCAGGCGTGTGGGTGCAGAATGGACAATTGTTCTTACTGGGTAGCGTGACGGTTGAGCCGTGGGGCGTTACGGATGACGACGAATTACCTTTTGCGCCGATCCGTGGGGCTGTGTCTCAGTGGGGCGTGGCGGCCGTGCAATCTGTCGCTAGTTTTGCTGGGACATTTGCTTTCCTGGGACGCACGCTGGAGGGGCAGGTTCAGGTCGTGATGATGCAGGGCTACCAGACGGTTCCGATCAGCATCCCGGACCTGGATTACCTCATCAATAATTACAGCATCGTCGAAGATGCTCAGGCGTTTTCCTACAAGATCGGCGGGCACTCCATGTATGAGATCACGTTCCCGACCGCTGGAGAGACGTGGATCTATGACGGGTTGTCGCAGTGCTGGTCACAGGTGAAGACCGGCAGTTCGCGCCACCTGGCCGAGTTGTCCTGCAACTATCGGAATGGCATCTACGTCACCGACTACCGTACCGGAGACATTCTCAGACTCGATCCGATGTCGATGACAGACAACGGCGAGGCGATCATCCGGACGATCCAGGGCAAGCACTTTGCTCAGGGTGACGGCGTCAGCGTGTCACAGCTGTGGATCGACGTCGAGATGGGCGTCGGCACGGCTACCGGGCAGGGCAGCGATCCGCAATTGATGCTCCAGACCTCCAAGGATGGCGGCTCCACGTGGAGTAACGAGTTATGGCACTCCATTGGCCCGCAGGGCGTGCGGCAGCGTCGCGCGATTTGGCGTCGATTGGGCTGGGCGTTTGACTGGGTATTCCGCGTCTCCATTTCCGATCCGGTGCCGTTGCGGCTGATTGGCGCATACATGGAGGCGCAATGAGTCTCGGATTGCCGAATGCGTCTGTCAGGATCGCGACCGTTGTCGGACTGATGGAATCCGTTTGGTATGAGTGGGCCTCGCGCGTGACGGGTCAGCTTAACCGCGATTGGGGCGTCGGGACAACGGCGACTCGACCGACAGGGAGCGGCATCCGCGCAGGCGATCGGTACTTCGACACGACTCTAGGTCTGCCGATCTGGTTTGATGGCGCAATCTGGATCAAGGCAGACGGCACAGCCGCATAGGAAATGGGAATGTTCAAACTCATCCGCGCTTATCTGCGATTCCTGACGCCGAGCATTTTCGGCATCGACGACATGCTCATGGCGACTGCCGGTCCGCTGGCTGCTGGACTGCTTCAGTACGACTCTGCGGACAAGGCGGCGGATGCCAATCTTGCGGGCGTGAATGCAGGCATCGGCGAGCAGCGTCGACAGTACGAACAGAACCGAGCCGATCTTGCGCCGTATCGAGACGTCGGGACGGGCGCGCTATATCAGTTGCGCGACATGACCAAGCCGGGCGGCTACCTGATGTCGGACTATACGGGCGCCAGTCTGGAAAGTGATCCGGGCTACAAGTTCGGGCTCGATCAGGGGCAGCGCGCCATCGATCAGTCGGCCGCCTCGCGCGGCATCTTGTTCAGCGGGAAGACGCTCAAGGACTTGATGCGGTTTGGCCAGGACTACGGCGGCACCAAGTTCAACGAAGGATTCCAGCGCGACATGGCGACCAAGGGGTTCCGGCAGAACGCGCTTTCGGGACTGTCTGGTACTGGCATGGCGGCGACCGGCAACACGGCCGCGCTCGGCCAGTCCTCTGCAAACACGATTGCCGACCTTGCCGGCTCGGGCGGCTCTGCTCGAGCGGCTGGCATTGTCGGCGGCGCCAATGCGCTCGCGGGGTTCTTCCAGAACGCGGGCAACAACTACATGCAGATGTCGATGCTTGACCGGATCATGGGGCGCGGCGTCGGTTCAGGCGCGGTGCCGAACGGATCTGCCGGGAACAACTGGAGCTACGTCTGATGCCAGTCAATCCGAACATCGCGTTAGGACTGGAGCCGCAGAAGCCCCTCGACATCATGGGCGCGTATGGCAACGCGCTCACGATCAAGAACCTTGTCCGGCAAGGTCAGATGCAGGACATGCAAATGCAGGACTATACGGCCAATCGAGATATCGATCGCGCGGCGAAGCGCGTGGATCTCGGGGCCCGTGCGGCGATGCTCGTGTATGCGGCCCCGGAGGACCAGAAGCAGCAGGTGTGGAGCGCGGAACGTCAACGATTCATCGGAACGGGGCTGGTCTCTCCGAACGAGATCCCGGAGATGTATCCGGGGGAGCAGGCATTGCAGGGCTGGATTGCTGCGGCGCAATCTCCGGAAAAGCGCATGGAGTTGATCGAGAAAGATCGCCGCAGGCGCGCTCAACTGTCGGCCGTGGAAGCGGGCCGGGCGGCCGTCGCTCCGAAAGAGCGGTCTCAAGAGCCGGTTGCTGATGGCTCTCCGGGAGATCTTACGGCTCCGACCGTGCAAATCCGAGAACTCGTGAATCCGACGACTGATCCCCGATTCTGGGATGCCATCGCAGAGCGGGCGATGAGTGACCCGGATCTGATTGGCACGGACGTGGGGCAAAAGGCTGTCGAACGCGCTGCGGCGATTCGCTCGGATACGCGGAAAGCCGAGGGCGAGGGATTGCACTACGTGCAAGGTCCGGACGGCAAGATGCGCGTCTTCCAAAACGGGCAGTTCCTGCGGTCCGAGTACTTGGGAACAGATCCGACGAAAGCGTTCACGGTCGACGAGTCCGGGAAGCTTGTGCCGAACAAGCAAGTGCAAGACTACGAACTGAGCCGCGCGAAGGCGGGGGCGTCGAACGTCACTGCGGTGGGCGGTGACATGGCACTAGGCAAGACTGCGCAGGGGAAGGTGGATGAAGGGCTGCTCGACACCTCTGCGGCTCTGATGCGAGTGGAGCGCATCGGCAAGGAGTATCGGCCGGAATGGTCAACCTACGCCAAGCAGGGCGAAATGGGGTTCCAGGCATTCCGCGAGAAGTTGGGCGGCAAGCTCGCGCCGGAGAAGCAGAAGGAACTCGCCGCTTATACATCGTGGCGATCCAGCGCACTGGACAACATGAATCGCACCATCAAAGACCTGACCGGGTCTGCCATGGGCGTCGAAGAAGCCGCGCGGATCATGTCGACGCTTCCGAATCCGGATGACTCCCCGTCTCAATTTCAACGGAAACTGGAAGATGCCAAGC